CAGGCAGACAGAACACAACGGACTTGCCGCGCACCATTTCTTTTGCCTGATTATAATCCCATTCGGGCTCTGTTGAAGACGCTACAGGCGCCTTTGCTTTTACAGTAAATCCTTTAGCCATAAGATAAGTCGTTTACATTCATATCATACTATATTATGTATTCGTTGTCAATCAGTCCCGTTCTGAGAGAATCACTTCATTTCCCTCTATTGAAAGTCTTATCTCAGTATCTTCGTACCAGGAGAGTTCATTTATAATTTGCTCTGGAATAATCATAAAGTATTCACCCGTAATTGGATCGACCTGTATGGACTCAAAAATATCTCCGGAATTTTTTTTCATTTCGTGTATTATATGCAACCTTTTTCAGAATTATATAGTATCCGGAATTTTTTGAAGAGTGTGATATTTAGAGGTCGATTTGGGTCGTTTATAGCTTAGGGTAGTGGTGCGTTTTTATATACGGGGGCGCCCCGCCGCACAAATTACCCCAACGGAACTGCCAAACACGAACGCATAAGGCACTGCCCCCCACCCCGAAGGGCAGAGGGCAGGGGGTGGGTCACCAGGTCGGCAGTGCCTCCCCTGCCTCATGAGCGTGTGCCTCCGAATACTGGGCTGCGATGGCGGTAGCGGGCAGACCCCAATGGATGTAGGCGGAGGGGCGGGACCCGTTCTTCAGTTGGTCGGCACGGGAAATCCACTTGATTTGACGGGTCTCCAGGTCAGAGCACATCGCAAGGGGGAAACGCATGGGGGGGGTGGTGAACTGAGAGAATTGTAGAGCACGAAGGGGGCAGGGGTCAATACCCCAGCCAGACCAGAAACTCACCAGCATCGACGGGACCGAATCGGGCGGTCACCCCATAGTCGGTGCGGAAGTCATCCCACAGACCATGGTCCTTTGCTGCCTGGCAGGCGGTGCCCCAGCGGATGCAGCCGTTCTCATCGGTGCAGGATTCCAGCAGGTCGGGGAAGGTGGCGAATGTCATGGGGTCCGTTGCGGATGAGAGTATTGTAGCAGGTCAGGCGGCGGATTTGGCAGCGAGCATCAGGGCATGGAATTTATGGAATTCGTGGGTCATGCCAGGGGAGAGCGTCGGGCGTCCCTTGCTACCGTGAGCGGGGAGGTGGAAGGTCTGGGCGATGGCGGGGTGAGTCACTTTGTCGTGACTGCCGCCTGATTTGATGGTGGCGCCTGCCTTCAGAATCAGGCGGCGGGCGTCACGAATCTTCAGCGGTTGCATCGGGTCCGTTGCGGTCTTCCTAATGGTAAGACCCCCAGCGGCGAACCGTGGGGGTCTGGGGTCAGATTCAGAATTGGATGGATTCGAAGTAGGCGGCGCAGTCTGCGATGTTGGCGTCTGCCTCATCGTTGGCGATGGTCTCCAGAATCTCCAGCAGTTGGGCGCCAGTGGCAGCGCGGTTCAGGAGGGCGGTTGCGAGGTCCAGGGTCATGGTAGGATTGTCGGTTGATTGGTTGCGGCAGTCTTTAGGGCGCTGCCGTTCCCATTGTATCAGGCAGCGATGAGGAGGTCATTCTCCCAGCGGGAGAGGTTCAGGACCTCATCGTAGAGTCGGTCCGCGACCTGCTCAACATAGCGGCGCTCGTCTGCCTTCAGGATGGCGGCGCGGCACTGAGCGGCAATCTCATCGATGCTCAGGGCGCGGTCGGTGGCGGGGTTGTAGCGCATGGGTCGGTTGCCTTTGGTTGACTTTAGAATTCTAAGGGGTCAGGGGGTCGGGTGTGACCCCCAGTGTGCCAGTGCCTCAGTCGGCATAGAGGCGCTGGAAGTCGTCCACAAACTCCCGTGCCTCATCGCCAGACATCCGAGCGACCATCTCACGGGCGACGGTCTCCCAGGAGAAGTCGTCTGCCAGATCATAGATGGCAGAGCGGGCAGCGGTGGCGCTCAGGTTGGCGGCGTTGATTTGAGCGTAGGTCATGGTGGGGTCGGTTGAACTGAGAGTATTGTAGGGGGTCAGGGGGGTCAGAATGCCACCAGCTGGTCCAGATCCCATTGTGGCACACTGGGGACCTCATCGATCACATAGAAACCCTGATTCTTGCGAATCCAGGCGTTGATATGCTTCGTCGTCGTCGCGCTCCATTTGTAGGAGGTCCGCATCCATCCTTTGCCAGGGACGATGGCAGCGACGGGTTGAGCGTAGGAGAACAGGATGCAGGACCCATCGGCAAGGATGACCTCAGTCTGATTGGTGCCGATTTGCTGAACTTTCATTGGAGTGGGGTTGTTTGGTATGGGATAATCCTACAGGGTCAGCGGCGCAGTTGGTCGGCAGCGAGTGCCAGTGCGTCAGCTGTCACATAGCGAACGGGCGCAAGCGGATTCCAGAGTAGGAAGGTCACGCCAGCGACTGCCAGGAGTTTGACCATGGTAGCACGGTGAAAGTCAGCGGAGCGGGAGCGGGTCAGGGAATGCATCAGGGTGCCAGGTGAGCAGGGGAACCACAGGAGCGATAAAATTCTATCATACGCTCCGCCTCTGCCAGAGTGGGGAACCATTGCGACCGCCACTCACAGGCATTGTAGGGGACCTGAAAGCGGACTTCGTAGCGGGTCAGTGCCATGGGGTTGGTTGCTGATGGAATCAGTATAGGGTGTCAGGGAGGGGTCTGGGAGAGTCGGTGGACAGTCCGGAGACTGTCACACCAGATATTCTTCTACAAACTGTTCGTGAGAGATGATGCGAACATCAGGATAGATTCGCTTCATATCAGTCTGAAACTCATCGCTGAGATAGTATTCTTTCCACTTCCATGCTTTATCAGGACCAGCAATCACAATCACGGCATCTTTGTACCCATGGTCATTCACAGCGTGTTGAAGTTTCATCACTTCAAACGGAATCTTTTCTTCCGCAGTACCTTGCACACGCTGATACTTTAGACTGATAAGATGTTGCTCATTCAGAAGAATGTCAACATAATGTCTGCCACCGTTGCGCTTGGCACCAACATTCACCTGAGATTCTACCTTGTGGTCAGTATGCTCCAGGAGCAATTCTTCCACCACATCTTCATAAGATTTGCCAGTGGTAGTGTCGCGGGATGCAGTGGTTGCCATGGGGTCGTTTGCTGATGAATTAATTATAGGGCATCAGGCAGTCCCCACAAGGGGGTGTGTGCCACTTGTTCAGCTGGCACACTGAAAGCGTACGCTGTTGAAGTTAGCATAACTGAAGACCTCACGATTCACCAGTTTGAACATACCAAACTCATTGGTCATCACATAACCTTCGGCATCGATTCGGTTGCCATTGATGTATGCTGCAGGACCATCATTGCGGCAGAGGAACAAACAATCATCTTTGATAGATTTCACCAATGCCCACAAACGAATCAGGTTAGGATCGCATTCAAAATCATCCTCATGCACCCGATAATTCTCACGAATACGAGCATTGATTTGGCGCTTAATCTCTGCTGCTTTCCTATCAGTTACAAACTGAACAGCAGTAGACATTTGACGGGCAAAAGCTACAACATCTTTCACATCAGCGAAGGATTCCTGATTGTACATAATGTAAGCATCAGGTTGCACGAACTTCACCGTGTCAGTATCATTCCAGATGCTACGGTCAGGCATTGCGACAGCATCACGAAGGTCGCTCTCAGCATAATAGCAAGTGTGAGGAGCGATGATGATATTCTGCGTTACAATGTCACCGAACTGATAGGTGATGGTGTTGGGAGTGTACTCATTCAGTCCACCGAACCCGATGAAATCGCCCTGATAGATTGTCTTCACACGGGGCAGATGATCAAAGCACGAATGCAGAATCTGAGCGACATTACCCTCATGGTTTGCATCAATGTCCTCATGCGATTCATTGATTTTGATTTTAACTTTGTTGAAGACACTTTTGGTCCCCACGAAGAAGTTATCAGTCGCAGGATTGGTGCCCCAAACAATAGCAGGCGCACCATCAATCTTAACACTCAAAGTGCCAGGATTCACGAACCAATCCAGAACAGAAAGGTCACCCGTGAGGATGGTATCTTCGGGGTGCTCAAGGTGGGTGTTTTTCATGAGACTATTGTAAGGGGTCAGCGGTGCCTGTGGGGAGGTCAGTGTGCCACTTGTCAGACCGTCACATCCTCCAGCAGTTCGGGATTATACTCTGTAACCTCTTTAATCAGCTCAGCATCATCATAGGACTCAAGATTTGAAACCAAAGTATCATAAGCGAACGAAACCAAAGTATCCATATCCATTCCCTCTACGATGAGAGAGGCATAATCAGCAATCAGAGAATCGCGGTTGAATGTCATTTCAGAATGTGACGATAATCAATGGATTTGATACACCAACCTGTAGCACATGTGATCTCTTCGATTAGATCTTCCTCATCATCTGCCTCCCAGAAACTACCGATAACTTCATCGGTAATGTTATCAAAATGATGTTGAGTGAACTCCTCATCAGGATCATCAAAATCAAACTCAATGTCAGTAACTTGGAACTGCATTTCAGTAATCGTAGTTAGCGTTCAGGTACTCATTCACATCGAACTTTTCATCTTTCAGTTCAGGAATGTCCATGTCAAAGATCTCACCAGGAGCATCTTGAATCTCAGACCAGAGTTCATCAAACATGGTGCTTTTCTCAGGAACGAATGTAATGTAGCAGGAATCAGGCGCGTTTGGTAGTTTTCTGTGCCACTTTCACAACTGGCACATCGGTATCAACCAACGCCTGCAATTGCGTCACAATAGTATCAACGAAGCTCAGAACAGTTTGAATCACTTTGCGAGTCTTTTCTGCTCCATTGTTTTCATTGAACGAACGCACAGCAAATTGTACAATTCCAACAACGATTGCGGCGATGGCAGCAACATTCAGAATCAGAGTTTGAGTGAACTTAGAAGTGAAGAGTTTCATAACATCAGGGTGTGGGAGGTGAGTGTAGAGAATTCCTCAACCACGAATCAAACATAACAGGGGCAGAGCACGAATGCAACCCCCCTTGTGCCACTTCTGCGACTGTCACACCTCATTCATAACTTTAAGACGACGAATGATATCATACACTTCCATATCATCCATGTCGATGTCGTTCATATCAACAGGAGCGAATTCTTCGAGGTTAATATTACCATTAGCGTAGATTGGAGCATAATACAACTCATCGCCATCTTCCTGCGACAAAGTATAAACACAACCGTGATTGGTGGAAGTGAGAAAAATCATCGGAAATCTCAGGAACGAATGTAATCTAACACAAAAACTGCCCAGCGGTTGAACCAGTGGACAGTTTTAGAAGTGTCACATATAACGGCATTGTTATATGATTATATTATATTTTAGTTTATTATATCTTATGCCAATTCATAAACTGGCACATTACATAAACGGATCGAATTCCTTGATGCTAGAATAAACTTCTTCGTCACCTTCGAGTTCCAGTAACTCTTTCCAGTCCATATTCTCTACATCTAGATCATCATAACACATGATGTCTAGTGTAACCCGTACCAGGCGTTTCTGTGCTAGCATGATTCTCGATGTGTATGTGTACTAGATTATATCATGCGTAATGACGATATGCAAGTGCTTCGAGATCATGTGTATCTCGTGCATAATCCTCGTCGAGATCTAGTGCGTAATATGAGTCCTCGTCGAGATTATAATCATATGAGAGAGTATAGTCGAGATCGTAGTCGTCGTACATGGCTCGTCGAGATTGTGTGATGACTGTATGAGTATAGCACAAATCTCGACGAGATGCAAGTGTGAATCTAGTCGAGATCTTATGATAATATATATGTGTTCTCGACGAGATTGTGTTATAACGCTAACATGATATCTCGACTAGATTTTATAAGACTGTGTGGGTCTGTGAAGTTTTGCGCGGGGTGCTTGACTTTTTCGCGTTCTTGTGATAGGCTGCTCGCTAAGCCCACAAGACCTGGAGGGGTTTAACAAGTCTCAGAGGGGTTTAGAAGAATTAAACAACATAACACTATCATTATACAATCTTAATCTAAACACAATCAAATATATACATATAACACACAACTATATTTTTATCATATCTATGGCATACATCTATTCAATTACAAACCTTGAAAATCAGAAACTTTACGTCGGAAAAACTACACAACCTAACCCATATGATAGATGGAAACAACATCTACAATTAGCAAGAAGTAAGAACAATCTAAATGAAAACAATTCTGCTCATAGTATGCCGATTGTAAGAGCAATTAGTAAGTATGGTGCAGATAAGTTTAAATTCAGAGTATTAGAAGAATGTGTAGATGATAAAGTTAATGAACGTGAAATCTATTGGATAGAACGATTGAATTCCTGTGGTAAGAATGGATATAATGTTACGTTAGGTGGTGAAGGTATAAAGAAGCCACGCAAATACTGGGCAAATCATCCCTATTCAAAAGCAGTCAGTTGCTATACATTAGAAGATGAATGGGTAAGAGACTATGATACTGCTGGTGTTGCTGCTGATA